AGAGCTTTCGTCGCGTCATCGTCTTCCTCATAAAGATCGAAATCCAGCTCCACACGGCGCGGGCCCGCAACCAGACACCTCGGAAGCACGCTTCCCAATTCACGACTGCGGACATCAAGATTGTTTGCAACGGTGATCTCGGCGCCTGTCAGCGTGAAAAATCGATCGGGAACGGCGCCGAGCCATGCTTGTCCCAGATGACCCGGTATGACCTGGGCCTCGAAAGGGGCCGGTGCCGGTTCGGGAGGAAATGCAACTAAACCTCCCTCTCCGGGCACAAAACTGACGCTATCAATGACATCTGCCGCCTCGCCGCTGAACAAGAACTCGTGATAATCTCCATTGACTCGGATTTGCATGCGGTCGACGCCTGCCCCATACAGAATTCGCTGCACCGCGCCGGGAGGATCCCAGTAATCGAATATGCTTAGGCTCTTGGGCTGTTTTGCCGGAAAGTAGGTTGTGGTCCGCCCTAGAGGAGAACCCGCGCTAGGGGCCATGCTGAACGGCGCGTTCAAGATTACGGTGCTTGCATCCGGGGTGTTCAGCACAAAGCGGATCTCCCCGCCGAATGCCACCGCTTGCCCGGGACTTAAATTGTGCGAACCTCCGAACACGATCGCCGTGCCGGCCACCTGCGCCACCGTGCCGCCGTCCCAGACCTGTGGGTCGCCCCCCAGGGCGGCTTCCACGAGCGCTCCCTGAGCTGGGCCCCCACCGCCCGAGCCGACCCCAGAAACATATGTCCGCAACTGAAAGCGGGTCCGCCGGCGCACAGCTCCCGCCAGACCGGTGAAACTGCGACTTCCCGTCTTGTCGCGCCGCTCTGCCTGATCCGGATCCTGTCGAATCGACAAACTCAGCGCCGAAAAGCGATGGGAAGCCGCAATGGAAGGCACAAGTCCGTAGCTGCTCTCGATAGCCGCATAGAACCGGTTGTCATTGGATGCGATATAACATCCCATGGATGATCCCCTTCGTCAGTCTCTTCTGACGTCGACGTCGAACATGATCTTTGCGGATTGCAAAAAGTTTTTGCCGCCATGTTTTACCGGCCCAAAGGTGATTTCGTATCCTCCCGGATAACAGAGACCATCTCCCCAATCTCCCTTTTCAACGTCAAGAACGCCCGTGATGGCCTCAACCAGAATGTGCAAGTCTCGGTCTAGCTCCTCGAGCCGGTCTTTTGAAACGCGTGCTTCGATCACGAGTGTCGCCCGTCCCGCAAATGTCCGGAACTTCTCCCGTAGATCGTTCGCAACGCGTTCGCAATAGATATAAATCGCTGGATAGTGAACGCCTGCGGTTTTTTCTGCAAGATCAGCCGCGATATTGTAACTGCGAATCTGATCCTCTGCAAGCGACAGAGGCGATGTGCCTTCCCGGGATGCAATAGTGGCCAGCCTGGCCGCGAGGCCGCCGGGGGATGTGAGGATCGCAGCGATATGCTCCGCTGCTACTCTGCCCGGAAAACTCATGGCTCATCCTCGCAGTAGAATCTGTCGAAGCCGGATGAACTCCGAGGGCGTTTGACCGGCTCCGGCCGGTCGCCCCCTGCGCGGACCGCTTTCCGGCATGACCCAGACAGACCCAGGGGAGAGGGGGTCGTCGTTCTGCAGCTCCCCCTCGTCGGGGAGTAGCCCGACGTAAACGTTCCATCCGCTCACCCCCGTGGGTGGTGCGCCTGCCTCCACGGTGAGCGCCCTCTCTGGCGTCGCGGCCCACGCCTTTGCGTCACTCGGCGCACCTTCTTCTTCGCCGCGGACCCAGCTCACTCGTACCCAGACCATACCTCCCGGATTCGCGCCGGCCACCTCGCCCAGGGTCGGTACAGGAGCCTTAGGAATCGGCCTTCGAGTGACGCCGAGACCCTGTTCGAACAGGCGGCGGCGGGCCTCTCTGGCCGAACGTTGGTATGCCCTCCACTTGGCCAGGTAGCGGTCATTGAGGTGGCTGCTGTAGGCGTCGCGATAGATAAGCTCTACAGCGTGCAGGACCTCCCACTGCCGTAGGGCCGGTGTGACGACAACGTTCTCGAGCGCCCACGACTCGCCTCCTTCGTCGGCCGCGTGTGCCAAAAACGCGCTCAGGTCGGCTGCCACATCTTCGTGTGCGAGTCGCAGCTTGCTGGAGATTTCGATGCGCTCCCCGGTCAGCACCTCCTCAATCGTGCTCTCGTACTCTCGTACTCGCTCGAGCGTGGCCAGTTCCCCGTCCGTAAAAAGTGCCATGGTTACACCGTCCTCGGCGAAGTCACGCTACTTCTTTCTGTTGGCTTCCGGACGGCTCGCGTTGACTTCCTCGACGCCCCCTTGGTCCAATCGGCCGGCATAGTTCGCGCCGCCTCGGTCATCCGCCTCGGACACCAGCGCTCGCAGCTTTCTGGCTTGCTCCTCGGTCGCAAGCTCCGCAGCTCCGTCGAGGATCAACTTCGCAGCGACTCGGCGCGGCACCTCCGTGAGCGTTCCCGCTCGGCCCCCGTCCGGCGTCTCCTTGCTCACAACGACGACGTAATCCGACGGCAATGCCGCCTCCACTTCCCGCAGCTTCCGGTAGTAGCCCTTCAGATCCATAACTTTCTCCACTCAGAGTGTGCAGTCAAATACCCGTTTGTTAGCGCCGTTGGACGGCGCAGACGGGTGCCGCTTCGTCTTCAAACCGACACGCAAAACCACGTCTGCGCCGCGCGCGGCACAAGTAGTCGACTAGCTGTTCACTTGGACGCCAAAGCTGTTCCGCAAAACACCGACCCCGTAAAGCACATCCACCGTAAACTGCTGCGCTAGGGTGTTCGGCTGGTAGCTCATGACCACCCGCATGCCGAAATTTCCCAGCTCCGCATACTCGGCGATGGCTCCCGTCCCAGGCAGCGGCTGGGGCAACCGCCGGATCACCAGCCCGATGGCGCTCCGGGCAAACGCCAGATTATGGGTCGTTACCGGAGAGCTCCCGGTCTTGTGCACAAACTGGGACCGGAAGACATAGAAATCCTTGATCTTGCCCACCGACCCGTCAATCAGCGCCCTCAGGCCGGCCTCTCCCGCCGTCTGAAATTCGCTGAAACGTGGAATCTGTCGCAACTGTGAGTACGTTGCCGCGTCCACAACCAGATACTTCGGCTCACTCGCTGGAACCTTCGCCTGAAATAACGCGGTTTCGGCCGCATCGATCACGGATTCCGTGATCGGACTGCCGGGCGTCCCCACCGGAGCATTCGCGGTAAAGTTGGCATATAGACTGAGCAGATCTGTCTCGATCTTTTCCGCGAGCGCAACCACTGCCGGCTGCATGTACAGCTTCAACAGGTCGGGCACCGCAAGCACTTTCGTCACGTCCGGGATCTGAAATGTAGCTTCTGCGTGCGTGTTCAGTACGATCTGTGCGTTGCCCAGACTCGGATTCTGCGGTTGCACCGTTCCACCCTCGGCGATGTTGTTCGCCACCAGGCTTGGCGGAATCGGCACATTGACCGTGTCGCCGGCCTGCGCAAGGGTGGGCTCGAAGTCGCGATTGACTAGGTTCCCCATGACAAGGTTCCCCATTAGCGCGGGTAAGGCGTCCACCGCCACCAGCTTGACAATCGCGTTCGCCACATTCGTTGACGTAATTGCTGGCATCTGTCTGTATTCTCCTTCGTTGTCCTTTCTTGCTTTCCGCTCTCGGGAGCGGATTTTTTCCTTTGCTCCAGCCCCGTACCTCTGAGGGTGCAGGAGCTACAGGATCCTCCAAACCCGTGGCCTGCTAAGTTCCGCTCAAGGACTGTGACGCGAGGCGTGCAATTTCCCGTCGCACCTGTTCCAGCTCCTCAGGGCTCATCCCCGGCCGGATGCGGTCCAGATCTACGTATCCGGGAGCCGTAGATCGAGGGGGTGGAGTGGCGCCTGAGCCGCCGAGGTTGCGAGCCGGGAGGAACTCGGGGTTCTCGCTCACAAATCTCGCCAGGTATTCCCGCAGCCCTACCGTGCCCTGCTCCGTGGCGGCCACGAGCTGGCCGTCCTCCGCTCGACGGATGTCGTCCTTGACCACGCGGAAAGCCAGGTCCACTTTCGTCACACCCAGGCGTTGCAGTTCTGCCCGGATTGCCGCGTGCCGTTCTGCCTCCTCAGCCCGCTGCCGACTGCGTGCGTTCTCCTCGATCAGCTCGTTGACGCGACGCTCCAGTTGCTCGCGGCGTTTTCTTTCCTCCGCTAGCTCATTTTTGTACGCCGGCTCCGCTTTGGACGCCTGAGTTTTAAAGTACTCCTCGAGCGCCTCCCGAATTGCAGCCCTCACCTGGTCGGTGCTGCCTGACAATTCGACCTGCTCTTTCTGATGATCACTCACGATTGCCTCCTTTCGTTAAGCTCCTGGTCGCACCAGGCGTCAATCTCTTGCGCGATTTGGTCCTTGATCTCCTGTCGGACATCACAGAGGTATTTCAGACTCAGCCTCTTCAGAATCTGTTTGCGCAGGGTTGCCGATCCCCCCGCCAGCCCCAGCAGCTTCATGCCGTCTTCAAGCTCGGCGCTGAAGTCTCCGATGTCGAACTCGTCGAGCCCCGAGACGGTAATTCGCAGACCGTCCCCTCGCGCGGCCTCGATGGAAGTCAGAACCCGCTTCATCGTGTCTTTGACCGCATCGCCGTACGCGCGCAGCACCTCCTGGGTCACGGTAAAATCTCGCTGCTTGCTCAATCCCGATTGCGGAACATTGCCCGAAAACGCCCCACCCGCCTGCGTCATCAGGTAGCAAACCCGATAAATCTCGTTTTTGAGCCGCTCCAGATTATCCGCCGCAATCTGAAAGACGTGTCCTTCCGGCTCCGTCCAGCCAAACCGGTCTTCCGGCCCCAGCTGGATGTAGTAAGACTCACCCACGACCTGATGCCACTCCCGATCCGAGTAGATCACGGGAGAAGCAAATAAGCCCATTGTCAGCGCCCAGGAAAGGGCATTTGACTTGTTGAAGTGCTCCAGCTGCAGCGAGCCGGCCTTGTTTGCCAGCCACAAGCCCTCGCTCAGCTCTAACTTGAACAGCGGCACGACACCTAAAGCCGCCAGACCGTGACGCCCGTGGGCCACAAGGCGAGGCTGCGACTCCGCCTCGTCCGTGCCCTCATAAACGCGAAACTCCGCCTTGTCGAAGTACGTCCACCGGACGCGCCGACGCGGCCTGCCGTCCTCCAGCCGGTGCTGCTGGAAAAACTCGGTTCGCAAAACCACCCAGTCCAGAAAGCCGT